GTTTTATTTCCCTTAAAATTAAAAGGTAAAACAAAAGGTGGTGTTATTCTTACTGATGAAACAGTAGAAGAATCACAAATAACAACAAACATATGTAAAGTATTAAAGACTGGTTCTTTATGCTACAAAGATAAAGAGAGATACCCTGATGGTCCTTGGTGTAAAGAGGGCGATTGGGTTATAATAACTCGCTATGCAGGATCTAGAGTAAAGATTGATGGTGGTGAGTTACGTATTATTAACGAAGATGAGATTCTGGCAGTCGTTGATGATCCTAGAGACATATTGCCAGCTAACATAATGTAACATGGAGAACTCTATGCAAGAACAAACACAAAATGACAAAATGGTCCCGATAGATACTTCGGGAGACCCAGTCGAAGTGGAGTTAAAAGAAGATGATAAGTTAAAAAGTAACGAGTCAGAAGTAAATGTTGAACAAGTAGAGCAGGCTCCTATTGTTGAAACAGATGATAAAAAAGAAGAGCTTGAAGATTATTCTCAATCTGTAAAAAGACGTATTGATAAGTTAACTCGTAAAATGCGAGAGGCTGAAAGAAGAGAACAAGCAGCAATAGAATACGCTAAAAACGTAAACGATAAATATAAAAATGCTGTTAATACTGGAGCTCAAAAAGATGATTACAGTATAAAACAAATAGAAGATAAATTAGTAACACAAGAAGCTTTTGCTAAAAGAGCAATGGAAGCTGCTGTTCAAGCAGGCGACATTAATAAGCAAGTAGAAGCTCAACAGGAAATAGCTAGATTAGCTATTGAAAAAGAACGTGTAAATGTAACTAAAGCAAAGAGAGAGCGAACAAAAGGTCAAGAGTTTCAAGGTGAACCAATGCCTGAAATATTACAACAACCTGCTCCTCAAACAGCAGATCAAGCAAAAGCAGAAGCTGTAGTAAAACCAGATCCAAAAGCAGAAGAGTGGGCTGGTAGAAACGCTTGGTTTGGTAAAAATAAAGTTATGACTTATGCCGCAATGGGTTTGCATGAAGAATTAGTAGAAGAAGGATTTGACGCAACGACAGATGAATACTATACTGAAATTGACAAACGAATTGCAAAAAGTTTCCCTCAACAGGGAAGTCAAGCAAGACCAACTCAAAAAGTTGGTTCTGCTGTAAGAACATCGGCAACAGGCCGCCGCACTGTGAAACTCACACCCTCACAGGTAGCTATCGCAAAAAAACTTGGTGTGCCACTTGAAGAGTACGCAAAACACGTGAAGGAGGCTTAATATGAGTACTAAAGGAATAAAAAACCTATCACGCAAACAAGAAACCCGTGAAAAGGACGCTCGACCGAGGGGATGGGTTCCTCCGTCAAATTTAGAAGCACCAGAACCACCAGAAGGTTTTCACCATCGGTGGGTTCGACTTGAGTATCGTGGTATGGCTGATGAAAAAAATGTCATTGGTAGACTACGAAGTGGGTATGAATTTGTGAAAGCAGATGAATATCCCGATAGAATGGATTTACCATCTATCGCTGACGGCAAGTATAAAGGTGTAATTGGCATCGGTGGGTTAGCTTTGATGCGTTGTCCAATTGAGGTGAAAGAGGACCGAGATGAATATTTTAGAAATCTTACTAATCAAAAGACAGACGCTATTAAAAATGACCTGCATAAAGATGAGCATCCAAGCATGCCTATCCATCAGGAAAGGCAAAGCAGAGTAACTTTTGGAGGCAAAAAGTCTTAATGAGTAAGATTTTAGTCTCTGAATAAGTAAAAGGAGACTGATATGGCTAATATAGATGCCGCTTTCGGTTTACGTCCAATTGCTAAAGTAGGTTCGGCTCCAGGTGGGACAACTGGAACGACTAAATACTCTATTGCTGATAACCAAAGCACTGCGATCTTCACTGGCGACCCCGTTAAATACAAAAATGACGGAACAGTTGAAGTAGCTACTGCTGGTGATGCATCATGCGGAGTATTTATGGGATGTTTTTATACAGACCCAACTACAAGCAAACCGACGTTTAAAAATTACTTCCCAGCATCGTTATCACCTGGTGATGCGATTGCTTTCGTAGCAGATGACCCTGATCAAATGTTTGTTGTACAACAAGATTCAGTTGCTTCAAGTTTATCTGGCGCGAACATCAACGAAAATGCGAATCTCATTTTCGGTTCTGGTAGTACCACTACGGGTCTATCTGGAGTAGAAATAGATTCCAGTTCAGCAACAACAACAGCGACCCTTCAGGTTAGACTCGTTGCTGGTTATGAAACTCCAAGCAATACAATTTCCACTGCAGCAGCAGGGAATAACAGTGTATTTGTTGTGAAGATCAATAACCATCAATTAGGCTCTAGCACTGGAACAGCTGGCGTATAGGAGGTTATTATGGCGATTAATAGAGCCCAATTAGCGAAAGAGCTAGAACCTGGCCTAAACGCCTTGTTCGGTATGGAGTATTCTCGTTATGAGAACGAGCATGCTGAAATTTTTGACAATGAAGCAAGTGACAGAGCTTTTGAAGAAGAAGTAATGTTAGTTGGATTCGGCGAAGCAGCAGTAAAACAAGAAGGTGCAGCAGTTCAATTTGACACTGCACAAGAATCTTTCACTGCTAGATATACTCACGAAACTGTTGCATTAGCATTCAGTTTGACTGAGGAAGCTGTCGAAGACAACTTGTACGATACTTTATCGGCTCGTTACACAAAATCATTGGCACGTTCAATGGCATACACAAAGCAAGTAAAAGCTGC